TTTCATTGGGATACTATCGCTAGTCGGCCCTCCTTCTCCTTGTATAAGGCCCGATTTGTTTATCTGAGGAACTTCCCCCCCTGCTTGCATGTTCTTACGATAATCTTCCATATCTTGATTTATTACTTCTTTTAATTCCTTTTCTGTAGCTCTCATAAGATCTACACTTGCTGCTGATGGAAAATTTTCTAACCCTATTTCATTAGCACGATCCCAAGCTTCTTGGTCTGTCATATTTTTTTTATTACTAGGATTATATCCTGGTATTAAATACGCTGTACCTTCCTGATCTGATATAATTTTGCCCAAGATAGTTGTCATACTACCGTCAGGATTTTCTCTGCCTAGACCTTCATCTAAATTTTTTCTATGAAAATCTAAATATCTCTGTTCTTGAGGAGTAAATTTTTTTGGTTGTACAAACGATATAACACCTCCTGCTTGCATATCTCTAGTAGAGTCTCGTTGTGCTCTATCCCAAATATTTTGCGGAAGATTTAAATAATATTCTGTTTCTTCTGGTGTTTTTTCCGATTTTATAATTGCTCTTGCTAAAGCTTCTAGAATTTCTGGATCATTTACATCTACTTTACTATCAGCACCTGTAATACCAAATCTAGCAAGTTCTTGAGTAATAACATTTATTTT